TCCTGCCTCTTTTTCCCCGATCTCATACTTTTGCAGTCCCTTTTCTCATAGCCATTAACTGAATATCCCTAAGTAATGAAAATTTTTCCATAATTGATTTATTATTATTTCTTTTATTAAGATTATCAGTTATCTCTCTTAGTTCGGTATCAGCTACCTCTATCTGTTTTACTATCTCATTAAAGTTAGCTGATTCCTCATCCGTTAACTTTCGGCTCTCTTTTTCTGCTCCAGATAAGATATTTTCTGCTCTTAGCTGTAGCTGTTCCTTTTTGTCTATCAGCTCTATACTAGTCATTTTATTTTAGCTCTAAGTTCTACAAAATACTTTTCTAGCTCTGCTCTCTCACTAGCTTTAATAGCGTCTAATCCTCTGCTATCTACTTTCACACTGGTAGCATCATAAGCAGCTCTATATACTGGTGATACATCAAAAAGCTCACTAATAGTATTGATAGTTCTTAGATAAGTTCCATCATCTCTTTTAGTCCAGCTATCTCCACCATCAGCTACAGTAAAGGCAAAAGAGCTAACAGTAATATCACCTCTCTTTAAGCCCTCTAGAAGCTCATCACCCAGAGCTGTATTAGGAGCATCAAAGGTATATTTTAATCCTTGCTCATCCACCTCTAGAGTTAAACTACCAGAGCCTTTATTAGAGCGTGCCAGTACACCTTTATCCTCATTGTGATTAAGTAAGCAAAGTACATCAGAGCGTTCTAATACGCCATCTAAGGCTGTAGGTGCTATCACCTCTGTAAATCCACTGATACCAGTAGATTCAGTGTTAAATACCAGAGCATAGCCAGTAACCGTTCTGGATTCTGGCTCTACTGCTCTAATTTCAAAATTTGTATTTCTAACCTCTCTCATTTGTACCCTTTCTTTTTTAACTATACAAATATTTGTCTTACATCCGTATCTGTTGGATTAGTCTAAATCTTCAGCCATATCCAGCCCTATATAGCCATCTCCAAGTATATCCTTATGCTGTCTTAGTGTGTTTAGTTCGGATGCTAGATACTCTACCAGTTCCCACTAATCCAGCTCATCTACCTCACTCATATACTACCGTGCCATCCTCTCAAAACTCAGCCCAGCTTAATCTCTGGTTAAGCTCATCCTTTAGCTGCTGATTCTCTTTTCTAATCTCTATTACCTCTTTATTAAAATCGGCTGTAGCAGTTTCCAGATAATCTACCCTCTTAGTTAAGAAGGCTGCTAATTGTTGAGCTTGCTTATCAGTAATAGCATACTCTACTCCGTTTAAAGTTACTTTGTTAATACTCTCCATCACCACAGTAAATAGTAATTATATCATCCTCATCATCTGTATCATAATCACCTTTAAAGCAGTCCAGCACATAGCAGCATAAGCTATCACTATTTAGCTCATTACCATACTCTGTATAAAGAGTAGTGGAGCTGGAGCTATACCAAAAGTACCTATTATCTGGAGCTATCCAATCTTTTAACTGGGATGCTTTAAGAGTATAGCAGTGATTCTAACTTTTAATCTCATCTGGGGTAAGTTTGCAGCCACATATATACGGCTCATTTATTTGATTGAGCTGATAATAAAGTTCCTCTATCTGCTGCTTTTGCTCATCACTTACTATATTATACTCTGTACCGTTTATGTTAATTCTGCTTATTTCCATCCCTCTTTAATTTAGCTTTTACTGCATTCCAATTTAAGCACTTTTCCCACCAGTTATTAGAGTAGTACACTGTAATAACATCATCCTCATCTATACACTCATAATACTCTTTACCTACCTCATCATAATCTGGTAAATCCTCTGTAAGATATACCTTATCCTACATAAGTGTAATATGATTTTTAGAAGAGAATCTTAGATAGGGGTTATTACATCTATAAGTAAAATACGTATAATCTTTCAACTTAGCACCACACAGCCAGCTCTCCAAATCCTTAGCTTTAAAAGTCTGATAGGATTTATCTTGTAAGCTCTTTATAGTAATCCACTGGCTCTATATTTCCTTAGATGCTGCTTCCAGTCTGTTTATTTCATCCATACCTAACATAGTCAAAAAGTATAAGTTATAGGGCTATCACACCGATAAAGAAAATTACCAAATCTAAATAGCTTGTAAGGTTTAAGCTCATTGCCAAAATCAATACTTACAGCTTCTCCAGCACCCCAGCCAGTAAAACACTAGCAGCCAGCAGTAAGAGAATAAAGGTTCGGATGGTTGCTAGGTACAAGTATAAAAAATGCTTTACCACCTTTATCACTCTCAAAATTAGTTCTAACTGTGATAGGTAATGTAGTAGGTTCAAATACCTTATTATTAGCATTATCCTTCTCCAGTAGTCCAGTGAGGTATTTATAGGTAATAACTCTATCCTTATCAGCTTCATCCATAAGCCCAATAAAGATAATATCAGAGCCATCACCTAAGCCATCCAGTTCTCTTACTGTAGTATCATTTGTGGATAGCAGATAATCAGTACCATTAAATCTAACTTTGTTAATCTTTTCCATATTAAGTAGTGATTATTAAAGTACCATCCTTTACTGTAACTGTATGAGCATCTATCCGCTCACTTAGGCTATTTTCTACACTAGTAGCCCTTTCTACCTCTTCAGCTATCTTATTTTTAATCTGCTGTATTGTCTGGTGATTGATTGGATTACTAGGCTCTGTAGCTGCTCCATCATTCTTAAAGTAGTAATCAGTGTAAACAGTACGGATTCTGTTATACTCATTATCACCAAAGTTAGTATCAGATACACCCCAGCCATAGGAGTAGGCAATTACACCAGAATCCAGCACCTCTAACTAATCAGATGATAGATACAGCTTATCATACTCATTAGTAGTAGTAATATCTGCCTTATCATACTCCAGATACTTTTTCTTATCTGCTGTAAATACCTTTATAAAAAATGATGGTTTAGTATTTACTCTAATGTTGTTACCCTTATCATCCTTTAGGCTAAGAGTAATAATTAAGTCGCTTCCTCTTTCAATAATCATAATGTATTCTTTTTTATAGTGTTAGTATTGTCTGGATTATCAGATACAGCTCTATCCAGTGGCTGTATATTGACTTGTACAAAGGTGTTATCACCATTCTCTAAAGATGGTAAATCCAGCTCTTTTCTAATCTCATTAGGGCTTATCACACCGATATTAAAAAGTGTCTGGTAATAGCTGGCTAGGCTCTACTTATCAGCTCTTAAAAGAGTAGCGGTATCAAAGCGTACATCTATGTTATCTTTTTCAGATGGTTTATACAGTTTACGCTCAAATTCCAGCTCTATCTTCTCCAAAAGTGGAGCTAGTGTATCAGTTAAAAAAGCCAGCTCTGTAGCTTCTACTGTGGAGTATGATGATTTAGATAAATCAAAAGCCTTTACTGGTGATACTCCAAAAAATCTACAAATATCAATCACATTAAATTCTCTGGTTTCCAATAGTTGAGCATCGGCTGGGTTTACTGTAATCGGTGTAAAATCCATATTACCCTCTAATACACATACTCCATTAGGAGTACCAGTAGAAGGGCTAAAGGCTGTACCCCAGCTTGATTTAAGAGCTTCCTTTTGTTTCTGGGTAAGAGTGCCAGTAGTGATTTTTAAGATACCAGCCATATTAGCACCGCCCTTAAAGAATCCAGCAGCGTGAGCTTCACTATCTACAGCTAATCCCAGAGTGTTCCTAGCGTGAGCCAGAGTAGAGATACCAGTAATACCATCATAGCTAAAATTAAGTATATGTATCATATTACACGCCTCTACATTGCCGATACCAGTAACAGTATAAGTAATATTATCCCTAAGTAGTTTTGGAGCTACCACTGTTACTAGGTCTGCTGGGATAAAGTGGAGTGCCACAGCATTCCCTTTATTATCTCTCTCTATATAAGCATATCCATTACCTTTAAGCAGCACACTAATCATTAGAGCCTTCATAAAGGTAAATCTACTCATTCTGGGGTTAGGCTCTTTATTTAGGATATTGTAAGTAGGATGCTCTTTATATTTGAGCTTATACCCATTGCTATCTATCTTATAAGGCTCTAGGGGTAACTATGCAACTGAATCGGATATTACCTCTACACATCGGTACACAGCACTAAGCAATAGTGATTTATTTGTAGAGTAGCCACTGGTACTATTGTACATTAGAGATTCTATCAATCCGCTACGTTCCTCTGGCTGTTTCTTTTTTCCAAAATTAAACATATATAAAGTATTTAGTAATCATATAATTAACATCTCATTACTATAGTGAGGTACATTTAGATACATACCCAGAGCCTATATCATAGCTATAGCTCCATCTATCTTTTTAGCCTTTACAGATTTATTAGGCTTTACATTGCCGTTATGGTCTGATTTAAGGGTTACATTCTTAAAGCACCACCTATTTATCTCATTATTATCTATTACAGCTTTTTCAGATAGTATTAACCGCTCCATCTCTCTAGTAGGCTTGTTAAAGTTTCCTAGTGTCTGGGGGTATTCCTCTAAAGGTAATCCCAGTGAGGTAGCAGTAATAGCCCACTAAGTAGCGTTATATTTATCATATCCTACAGCTCTTAGATTAAGATGCTCACTAGCCTTAACTAAATCATTTGTAATATAGTCATAATCGGTAACATTACCCTCTGTAATCTTTAGTAA